ATGATAATGCAGTTCTTGCTACTTCTGGTAATTCTGGCATATTTTAAAGTTTATCGTATTCGGTTAAATTTAATTCAGTTCCATCGACGCATTTAGCTACAACGAATTCGCCAATTCCAGTAACCATAAATTCTACTGAGAAATGGCCACCAATCGCACCAATGTATTTTAGTTTTTTAGTTCTTTGCCAAGCAACAAACTTAGCATTTTGTTCAGGCGACAAATAAAAGTTTCTTTCAATTTCTATTTCGTCAATTACCTCAGGCAAACATTTTTCGCTACATTTTTTGCCATTGCAGAGAGTGCAACTATTTGTTTGCCTAGTTTTCCTGAAGCGATTCAGTATTTTTAACATTTGAATTTCTTTTTTCGTTAAGGAATCTTTTTTGTTCTAATACTAATTTCTTTTCTTCGATTTTATTAGATTCGGTCATAGCCTCAGCTAGTTTTTCTAACGCATCGGCTAATTTAGGAATGTCCATTTCTAAGAACTTTTTTCCTACTCGGGTTTTTGCAAAATCTTCCATATTAATTTGTGTATTTTTTTATTTTATTTACGAGACCAGTATAAGAGAAATAAACTATATGAAAAGGAATAAACACAAACCAACCAAAAGACCACGAAACATAAGCTTCGGCATTGCTATTGTAGTCATCGTAATCCGAATAACTCCGGATCCTATTGGAATCATATTTATCAAATCCAAATTTCTTACCAAAGGTAATTAAAAAGCTAAGCATCGAAACATATCCTAAAATATAGATGCCAACAATAATTGCTAAAGTTAAGTAGTCCATTATCCTATTTTTGTTAATTCCCAGCAAACATTAGTTAAGAACTTATGATTTTCTGGTAGTTTTAATAATTCGTTTTTGTGCTGTATTGAGTAGTTTTCTGCTTCATCGGTTAGATTCGAGTTTGTCCATCGATCAATTAAATCATAATGATTGAGATATGCTAATCTAACAAGCTCATTATAATCTTCGTTTCGTAAATGGCCTTTTAATGGCATAATCGGTCCAACACAAGTATTCCATTTGAATTTTCTACCATCATAGGTAATCCAATAGTAGTCCATATCATCTTCACCAACTGCAACTAATCTTTGAATTTCCCAACATCCGTTAATGACGAATTGACCTTTAAGTTCTTCGAACTTTCGAAGTATCAAGGTTTTGTTATCTTCCATCTTTGAATATTTTATAAAGTATACTTCTATCAATGTGTTTACTTAGATGAGCAGCATTTACTGCAGGAAAATCCGTAATTCCTTCAGCCTCTATGATGGCATATGTTTCTTTATCCCATTGTGAGATTTCTAAGTCCGTCATTTTATTCATCCATTCCTCATCAAAATCTTCTCGGATGATAGGACGTTTGATTAATTCAGGAATGGTTATTGAGTATGTAATGTTATTCATATCGATAGATTGCAGTTTTGTCTTTATATGTGAGCGTATAGAAGTTTTTTGGTGTGGTTTCTTTAGCAATCTCTTCTACAATATAAAGATTTTCTAATTCAACATCGGTGTTTCTCATAACCCATTGAACTTGCTCTTCCCATGACATTGCTTGTTTTCCTAAAATAACGTTGTGCTTCTTACCAAAGTATTCAGGTTGTATTTTGCACATATAAGCAAATTCACTCTCGGAAAGCATTTGCATTAGGTATGGTCCTCCAAAAGGTGGATTTTCTAAATTCCATTCAATCACATAATCTTTATATGCTTCTTCAAATAGGATATCAAGTTCATTTTTAGTACTCATTTACTTCTAAATTAAATTTTTCAAATATTTTTAAGGCTTCTTCAATGGTAACTTTTATCCAAATGAAAACTTCACCATAATCATTAGCTTTGATATTACATCCACCGAATTCCCAATAATCATTTTCTGTAGTACTTATATGATAGATATTGCGAAAAGAAACTACCCAATGAGGTTTATTTGCTTGTATAATAGCAAACGCTTCTTCATATGTTAATTTACTAGGTTTTCGAGTAGCATATCCTGGATTATCCGCCGTACTCTTTTCATCAACCCATGAATCGTAAGATTTACTCAGTGCATAATCAAAAATCTCCTTAGGGTTGCTAGGGAGATTCTTTATATTTGCGTGTTTATAGTGTGACATATTATTTCATTAGGTCTTCCCAAAATGATGGATTGAATCCATCACCTGCAGGAGTTGAAGTTATTACTACATCCTTATTTACCATTGGATCCGCTTTTGGCATTGCTGAACGGAAAATTCCAGATTCATTAAATGATTCGGCTTTTTCTTTTGTGTATGTGGTACCTTCAAGAATTTTATCTTTGCTCATAAGCGAATGTAAAGCCATTGCAGAAAACGAACTTAATGGAATAGATTCGATGTGTTCGAACATATCGCTAATAACCTTTTCAGGAATGCAACGTTTATGTAGCATCATTAAATCTCGATTCAATAACCATCGTTCTTTAATTTCGGCTAATGGTTTGTCGATTTTAATTACTCGTTGAGCAATAGAAACGATTTGGTCGATATATTCTTCGTTAAAGAAGTGCGATTGATTGATGTAAATTTTATCATCTTTAAATTCTGACATGATTGCAGCAGCATGAGTATCTGTTACTTTGAATGTGCGGTCTTTACCGGATTTATCAGTTTTGATTGTAGTATGTAATGGTGGAACATTATCGCCTGAATCGCCTACTAAGATTTTTCTAAAGACAAATTCATTAACATTGACTTCGTCTAATTTCATTTTATTTAACCGTAAAATATCCTTAAGGTGAGATTTTGCATTTGATACAATATCCTTAGGTAAGTTAAATATATCGGTAGGCATTTCTTCGACTTCGATCCATTGTTTAAATCCTGGAAAAACGTGAAGGTCTTTGTCGAATTTATTGTAATAAACAGTATTTGCACCTGATGAATTATCCTTATTTACTAATTGAAGTAAGTCGTTATCGCCTGAAATAATTAAAGCATTTTGACCATTTTGATTTAAGTAAGAAGACCAAGCAAATATTAAATCATCGGCTTCGGCACCTTTAACTCGAGAAATAATAACACCTAGTTTTTCAAGTGCTTTAGCAAATTCGTCATGAACTTCATAAATCATAGACCAATTAATTTCATTGGTTTTAATACGATTTGCTTTGTATTCGGCAGCAGGATGATATGATTTACGCCATGAGCTTGAATCGACAGTATATACGATTCGATGAGTAATTCCTTCGAAACGTTTTATTTCGGCAGCAAAATCGACAGCTAATTTCCATAGCAATAGATTTTTATCTTCTTCAGGTTCGTCAATAAAATTAAAAGGTTTTCCTTGTTTAATTTTTTGACCGATATGAAAAGTTTTATGAAGCCAAAAGTTGGCATCGAATTCCAAGGTATATTTACCTGTCATAATGATTTGGTTTAATGTGTTATACAAATATAACAAAATTAAGTGTTATATGAAAATGTTTTAATAGAAAGTTATTAACAAATAACAACTGCTCTAGTTCGTGTAGAGTTTACTAAACGATAGGTTAAGTCAATATAAATAGCTCCAGTATCTCCATTTATGTTTACAATATAATCAGTAGGTCTAATTAATTCCCAGAAGATTGAAGCATTTTCTTCGGTTTCAGGATCTATAAACGCAGAATTAACTCTCCATAATTGAATTTGAACATCCGCTAAGGAAGGAGCCATCCTTCTACCGATTAAAAATCCTGGAGTATATAGAGATATTTCTGCCGCTTCAATTATAAGTCTTTGATTTCCTGCAGAAATCCATTCCTTAATAAATTTTGATGTTGCTGCAGTGGATCCAGTAGGTCCAGTAATTCCAGGTAATCCATTTATACCGGTTGCTCCTTGCGGACCAGTAGGTCCTTCTGATGAAGGAACGTATATTGGATTATTGAAGAAATCTACTAGGATTCCATTAACTAAATATATTTGATGTTGACTTGAAGGCATATTTTCTTTTCTTTTATCTATCTCAAGAACGAACTATGTTCTGGATTTTATAAACTAAAGATAGCATACAAATTACTGGATCGATAACAAATCGAAGTTCGTATGAATGTCGATTAACTTCATAACATATTTCACCGGCTTTTCTCATTAATTGAGGACGTTCTAATTGAATGTATTCGATGAAATCTGTACCTAAAGATTGAACCACATCATCGACTTTTGATGAGTAATTAGAAACTAAGTATTGATAGTTTTTAACTTCATCATTTGAAGGATTGAAGATGTGTTCGTAAAGGTCTTTGAAAACTCCGTGGAATTTTTTGACATCTTCGGCAGTAATTTTAGTTTTGCCTTCAGCATGATAACCTTGTAAGATATTGATAATTGAACGCAAATCTGGAAACTTACGCTTAACTAATTCAACTAAAGCTTCTTTCTCAATATCCATACCTTCGGTTTTGATGATATCGTAAACTCGCTTATAGTATTTCTTTTCAATTTCAGATTCTTCCTCTTCGGAGAAATCAAAATTAAAGCATTCAAAACGAGATTGAATGTTGTCTGGAATTTTATTGATGTAATTGCAGGTAGCAATAAAACGAGCAGTTTTTTCAAATTGTTCAATTGTGCCACGTAAAGCTTTCATGTATGCATCAGAGACACCATCGAACTCATCTAATATAACCACTTTTAATTTTCTTTCGCCATCAATAACCGACAACGTAGAACAGAATTCAGATATTTTCGTACGAACAGTATCAACTCCAGTTTCGACTGAACAGTTGATATACATAGTTGGATTGTCTTTTGAAATAGCTTTTGCAGTCGATGTTTTACCTGTACCTGGAGAACTATGAAATAAGAAATTCATATACAACCCATTACGAAGTTTGGTTGCAATTCTTTCAGGTAATATCAATTCATCTAATGTGGATGGACGATATCTCTCGGTCCATAGAGCTTTTTTAGGATTCATATAAATAGTTTAGAGTTATTATATGCTAGTAATCCTAAAAAGGTATTAACAAATTTATGAGTTTAGCTCTACCAAAACTTCTTTAAGATTTCTAGCAGTTCGGTCATTGTATTTTTGTTGAGAGATTCTATCTCTCTTTTCGATTACTCGATTGAAAAGAGCCTTAACGTCGTCTACTTTTTTCTCGGGTAAATCTACATGATAGGAAAATTTACCATTTTGAAGGATGATGAATTTGTCAAAAATTTGAACGTAGTATTTTGAAGTTTCTACCGTGTATTTTTTCTTGTCTAAGACATAACGTAAAGCGGTGTTTGGCTCACAAATTAATTTGCTGACAATCCTCAAACAATCAATTTGTTTATCCTCAATCAAGTCTTCGTTTGACGGTACAGTAAACAATTTTATAATTTTTTTTCTTGCTTGTCTTGCTTTTACTTGTAGTCTTTCTGATCTCATTATTCTTCGATTTTAGAAACGGTTAAGTAAGCAAAACCTATTGATAACAATAATGCAATCATAGTAAATGCAATTTCATTTGCAGTTCCGGTAAAAATAATGTTTTTTTGTAAATCACCAGTGAACATCAAGTAAGTACATCGCATGGAAACTAACATTAATAAAAGGTAGGTTGTTCGTTTAAGTGTAGAATTCATAATATGGAGTTTTAATTAGATATGTAAATATAATCAATATTGTAGAAACTAAAAAACTTTAACTGTTAAAAATATGTTAAAGTTTATGCAGCCTTTTCATATCGGTATAATGCTTTACCCCAAAGTGGAGCAAGTTTCTTAGCAATTTCCTTACCGTATGCTGAATACAGAATACCTTGATTCCAAAGAAAGTGCTCATAATCATAACCATATTGTTCCACTTCACCTTCGGCAATCCAACGTAATGCAGTAACCTGATCTCCAGCACCCATTTGAATAGTGTTAGCAATAAGCGTTTTAAACTTATTGACAGCTTCAGCTTCAGCAGCTAATTCCTCTAATTGATTATCAGCACAAACCTGTTCGAATCGATTAAAATCAACCTCTAATTCCTCAGTAGTAAAGGCATATAGATTAAGACCTCGAGGACGAATACCATAAGCATCTTTATGGAAATCTGAATATAAGAGAATCATATTCTCACGTTTAGTAAGCTCGTAGTTATGAGCTAATTTAGATTCGAGTTCGTTACGTTCTTGGATTTGTGATTCTGTCATCATAATGTGTAGTTTTAATTAGATATGTAAATTTAATCAAATAAGTGGAAACGGAGAAATTTATTTTGATAAAGTTATTAACAATTTATAGACACCATTTTATGCTTTTAACCTCAGATTCATACGAAAGCCTATATTCAAGTTCTTTCCAAATCTTAGTAAGTGAAGGACATTTGCAATACTTAGTAGCAATAAGGGTTTCTACGCCGTTTATTGTAATGTAAAAATTCCAATTTTTAGGTTCGTTAAATCCTTTCATAATACTTAGTATATGTAGTTAAGAGCAATATTCATAGAAGTTGAATTGAAATCTGATGGTATTGGTTTGATTACTTCCCAAACTCCATATTTAATGTTTTTGATGAATTCTAATCTTCGTAAATTTGATAGATATTGACGAGTACGATATCCAGGATTATTGTTCCATCTCTTCCAATTAGTAACATTTTCAATACCTGTGGTATGTTCGATTAAATCTGATACTCTGAATTGTTGACCGTTACGTTCGTTTAAAAATGTTTTAACTGACGTAAATAATGAATTTTGATTTGACATAATGTGTAGTTTTAATTAGTTATGTAAATATAAGCAAAAAATCCGACACTAGGAAATGTCGGATTAATTATTTTCAAAAAGTTATTAACAATTTATTGTTCGTTAGTAAAGAATTTTGTTACTTGGTCTAAGTTTTCGTTTGCTACTGAAATATGGTCTTCTGCCCAATCATGTCCATTCTTTAAGATTTCGTCCATTTTAATAGGATCCATAGCTAAAAGAATTTCAACATTTCTTTTGATGGTTTTAAGATTTCCAATTGTCATATAGTTTTCAGCCTTTTCGTTTACAAATTCACTGAATGTAGGTAAGTGTTCCATTACTTTAATAATTTTCTAATGTTTTCGATAACTATTGATCGATGATTGATAACTGCCTGAGCTTCTTTAGGATGTCTTTGCATAAGTTTTATCGTTTCTCTTGCCCAATTTTCTATTTCTTTTGTTAATTCAAGAGTTTTAGGCCAAGTTGAATCGTTAACGACATCAAAATCTTGATTACCTTGTAGAGATTCAATTCCGGTTTCTACGCTTTTATCGATGTTCGACCAATATCCACCTCCTTTAGAACTTATGATAGTTCCAACTGATACTTTTACTTTTCTAGTTCCTCTGATATTTTTAACTTCAGTGTCTTTATTAGCAATATAAACATTCCAATATTCTCCACCTTTATCTAAAAATGTAGATTCATTTAAGAATTCGTCGTATGTAGGTAGTTTACTCATTATTTCTTTGTTTTCTTATTTTCAAATGTTATTCCGGCATGTGCACTTCCTTTAGCTTCACCTGGATGATATTCACCATCAAATGAAGTTACTACGAAAGTTTTGTAAGGAGATACTGAACATCCAATTCTTTCCATGAATTTACGATTAACTAAAAATTTAGTAGATTTATCAGTTCTATTAACTAACGAAACCTGAACTTCTTTATATGTTTTACCTGCAAATGCAATATCCATTTCAATAATAGGTCGTTCGTCAATATCATTACCAACTTCTGCATTAGAAATTCCAATTATTTGATGTACATATTTTTTACCATTCAGTTCCCAATTACATTGTTTACCATCTTCACTGATTTTCATTTTATCATATGTCATAGAACATGAAAGAGAACCATTACCGGTATCAAATTTAGCAACCACATCACCAATTCCTGGAATCGTAATTACTTCTCTAAATCCAATAACTCTTCTTGAACGAATCCAATTTTGTCTATCTGATAAAAAATCGATAATGTCTTTTATAACGTCTACACCGGTAGCCTTTTTTAATCCTTGTGTACCTGGAGATGAGTTAACTTCTAGTACGTAATTTTTACCAGTTTTCTCATCAACGATAATATCAACACCACACCAATTACAACCTACTGCCTTAGCGGATTCAATTGCAATTCTTTCTTGTTCTGGAGTTAATTTGGTTTTTTCAACAGATCCACCTAATGAGTAGTTAGTTCTAAAATCTTTATCGACTTTATTTCTTCTCATATAACCTAAAAGTACTGAGTCAGTATCTTCCGGTTTAGGTGAATTGAATCGTTTAGTTAAAACGTGAATACGTAAGTCATATTCTGATTCGATTTTCTCTTGTATAAGAGTTTCTACAGTTGGATCTACTTTCCATAAAGTTTGTAATACTGATTTAAGAGATGCTAATGAATCTATAATTGAAACTCCAATTCCTTGAGAACCAGAAAGCATTTTAAGGATTACCGGAAATTGTCCACCGATTTGTTCGACTGCCGGTTCGATAGAATCTTCTCCGTCGACCATTGCCATTTTAGGAACTGGAAGACCAGCATCCATAAGCATTTTCGAAGTAACGTATTTGTTTTCGCATGCTAAAACTGAACTTAGCGTGTTTACTACAAAGAAATTGTTATCTTCTAATTGAGATACAATATCTCGAGTATAAGTGTTTCTGACGATTCCTCTACGAGTTAAAATCGCAGTATCTTCGGAATCAATTTTAAAAGGTTTCTTGGTTTTATCAACGATAGTAAAATAATCTCCATCAGTACTTTTAGTTAACGAGCATGTGTTAACATCGATGATACGGAATTCAATTCCACGTTTTTTACATTCTTTCTCAACTGCAGGAACGGTATATGATTCCTCACTGATATTTGAAAGGAGTACAACCTTAACAGGATTTTTAGGTGTTGATTTTGTAGCCTCATTAATTACAAATTCGTTAAAGTATGCGAGACGGTTTTTCATTTTTGCGTATATATTTTATGAATGATTTCTGATTATCTATCATCATTCTCTTACATTTTACAGTAAAAGCTAATGAAGATTCAATAACTCGTTGGTCAATTTTTTCTGTACCCTTAAGGTAGTATTTAAAACATTTTTCACAAGTAAAATTACTTGGAATGTATGTATCTATTCGAGATTGAATCTCTTTATTACAATAAGCACAGTTCCAATCAAATATCTTATACGAATCTTTTACTGATGAATAAGAAGATATGTCTTTTGACCCTGGTTGAACAAATGGCCTATTCAAATGAGATACTCTTATTCTTCCATCTTCGATCCTAAAGATGGCATTTATAAAAAGGTCATCATCAGCATATTTCTTAACTACTGGATTTTCCTTTAGTATTCGTTGATGCCTAGGTGGAAGTCCTTTAAGTACGATTCCATATTTAGTAGGAGTTTTACCTAAGTTCTGTCTTTTTATATGATAATTAGCCATTTATAGGATATTCATTCCATAAATTATTTAATCGTTCCTCTGCTAATGAAAGTATTGCCGATATTGTCCACAAATCAGTAGAATTACCTTCTTCGGCAGTTTCTTTATATTTATCGATAGCTGCTTTAGCTATATCTAAATTAGCTTGAATTTTATCTACTTCAGTTTGTAGGATTTCCTTTTTAGCTTCATCGGTTTCATTCTTAAGCTCTTCTTTCTTTGAATCTAATCCGGTTTTAATTGCATCGTACTTTTCAGTTGCAGTACGAAGTTTAAATTCTTCGATAGTTTCTGTTTGTTCTTCTTCAGGAGCTTCTTTAGGAGATTCACTAGTAGCTTTCTCTAATTTTTCTGGATCAGTCTTTTTTGCTGATGCTTCACCTTGCTTTTCTGCTTCGTCTGACTTTTTTTCTAAGTCCTTCATCATTTCTATAGCCTTGTCCAATTGACCTTTAAGAGCTTTTTTCTTTTTATCACTAGGAATTAAAGTAGCAAGTTGAGTGAGAAATTCAACACGATTTTTAGCACGTTGTTTCGATATGTACAACCATGAAAAGAAATTAGCTTTACCTAATAGACCTCCAACTAATTCGTTGGTAGCATCTTTTTGATTTTCTACTGCTGAATCGATATCTTTCAATTGAGAAACATATGAATCTGTAGCAATTTCTACTTGTTCTCTAAAAGCTTCAAGTTTTTCTTCGTCAGTCATATCCGTATCTTCGCTTTTGAAATTATCTTTAACGTCATCAACTTCTACTTGTGCCTTTCTTTTAGCAGTAGCCGCATCAGATATTTCCTTTTCTAGAGCTCTAATTTCAGCAGCATCTTCTTTTGGATCTAAATTAGCCTTTTCTTTTCTAAGTCTATTAAGTTTTTTATCGGCATTAGATAAATTAGACTTAGCTTGCTCTAATTTTTCTTTTGTCTTTTCGTTAGACTTTTTAATGTTTTTAAGTTCTTCTTCGTCTGAATCTTCTTCCTCTTCGGCATTTATATCGTCAGCAGTATCATCAGTTGCAGTTGCACCAGTAGGTCCAGTAGTTCCTTCTGGTTCTTTTTCGGTCGATGTAGTTGATCCGGTAGGACCTGTAGTTCCATCAGTTGCAGTAGTTCCTTCTGGCTCAGTTTCGGTTGATGCAGTTGATCCGGTAGGACCGGTAGTTCCTTCTGGACTTTTAACTTCTGGCTCTTCTGCTGGAGTTTCTTCCTGCTTTAATTTTTCAATTTCAGCTTTAAGATTATCATAAGCTTCTTTTGCAGATTGTTTACCTTCATCTGATGAATTATCTAATTCTAACTTAAGGCGATCTAAATCGGCTAATTTAGAAGCAAGTAAAGCTTCTTTTGCTTTTTTCTCTAGCTCAGCTTTATCTAATTGGTCTTCTCCATCTTCTTTAAGATTAGAAATTTCCTTTTTGATTTTAGCAAATTTTTCATAGTTAACATACGATTCCTGTCTTGCTTTTGCTATTTTCTTAGCGTCATTAGCATCGTCAGCCTTCTTAATGTCTTTCTGTTCAGCAGACAATTTAGCATTTTCTGCTTGATATTTTTTATGAGTTACTTCTAATTCTCGTCTCTTTTCAGGATCGTCGACAACTGAAGTTATTTTTTTCTTAATTGATTGAATTTCGTCTTTAACCTTAGCCTTAATTTTACTAATCTTTTCTAATTTATCAGTATCTGAAGCACCTTTAGGTTGTGGAGTAGTTTTAGGTTCGGTTGGTTTAGGAGTTTCCTTTGCCTTAGGTTCTACATTAGGCTTAGGTGCATCTTTTTTCTTTGGTTCAACTTTGGCTTTCTTTGCAGGAGTTTTATCTGGTGCTTTAGGTTTAACTTTTTTAGATACCTTCCTAGCTTGTTTTCTTGCTGCTCTTTTTTGTGCAGCAGTTTGAACTTCAACTAAAGCAATATATTGTGGTAGACTTGAAAAATCGTATTCTTTTAATGATTCAAATACATCACCTAATGTAGCATCCTCGTCGACAAAAATATCAAAATCTTCACATATTGTTTCAAAAAGAGATTCTAACAGATCTAAGTATATTTGATCGTTTACTTCTTCTTCGTATTTTTCTAATAAATAGTTGTTTAATTTCATTTTAGTTTTCTGAGTTTAATGATGGAGCTGATGGTTTTTCTAATTCGGTTGAAGGAGGAGTCATTGAAGGTATAATACTTCCTAATTCAGGAATTTCTTTATTTTCTAATTCAGCTAATTTAACTTGCAATTTAACCACTTTCTTAAAGCCTTTTAGTTTTTCTAGCTCTAATTTACGTTCTTGTTCTAAAGATGATTTAATTTTTCCTTTTTTAAATAAGAATGCAATGTAAATTCCAGTAAGTGCTGCACCGACGGCTAATCCTTTAACAATACCTTTAGCTGTACTAATTGCAGTTCCTGCAGCAGTATCAAATTCAGCTTCACCTCCGGCTTCAGCATAAGCTTCGTTTAAATCTTCTAAAAAAGATTCATATAGATAATCGTATGATGATGAACTTTCGTTTATTACTGATTCACTAATTCCATCACCAGAAAATAATAACAAAAATCTAACGATCTCTTCATATTCTTTTTGTGCCGGTGTATAATTATACTGAGTGCATAATTTTCGGTAATCTTTCATCTCGTTTTGAATTCCGAGAACGTTTGTAGGTAGGATAAAAGTCATAATATGATGTAGGGTTACTATTCAATTTAATTATATATCTCTAAAATTTGTGACAAAAAAAGAGCTCTTCGTAAGAAGAGCTCTTTGAAATATATGAAGTATAAAGATTATACTAAAGAACCAAGAAGGTTAGACATAAATACACCTGAAGTGATATACATAGTTTCTGGTTTGAAACCTGCTTCAACTAAAGCGTATCTTGATTTAACAGCTACTTTAGGAGCCATAGTTCCTTCAGCAATTGTTTGTACTGATTCAGCCATTAAGTAAGGCATGAATACTAAACCTGGAGAGTTACCATCACCTTTACGTCCAACTAAGAAACGAGTATCGTTCCAAGCCATGTTAGGATCGTTGTAGATAGCAAGACCTGCAACAGTTCCAATTGGGTAAAGTGAACCACTCATTTGGTTAATCGTATTAGCCATAGGAGCAGGAACGAAACCAGCTATATCTTGTAAGGCAGAACATACTTGACCGTTTGTAACGATGAAAGTAGCTGGACCTCTACGACCTCTAATTGCAATAAGGTTAGCGATTGCAAGGATCTTAGACATAATTTTTCTCTGACGAGTTGAAAGGTTCTCAGAAGCTGAGTTTGTAACCTCTGAAGCAAGCATAGTTGCACCTCTAAGAGTAGAATCTACGATGTAAGCACCAAAGTTTGTTTGAGTGTTAGCAGACGTAGCTAATACTTGAAGTGCAGTAGCACCGATGTTCAAGAAGAAGTTGATTCCTTGAGAGTTAACAACATTTTTGTGGTTAGTTTCTCCAAGAGCAAATAATCTAGAAAGGATGTTTTTGTTGATTGATTGAGTCAATTCATTGATAAGTACTGATTCTACTTGAGATACAGCATCTACTCCGAATTGTTTCAAATCTTGAACTTGCTCTCTAGTAACAGCAGCTGCAACTTGGAAAGTTTTAGCTTCAACTGATTTGTTGAAAAGACTTAAGTTCATTACGTTGTCTGGAGTAGACTCACCTAAAGATCTAGAATATGGATCGTTAATATCGTCACCAGTATAATCGTTATTAGTTAAAGCTTGACCAGAGAATCCAGTGATGTGGTCTTCTAAAGCTTTTACTAATTCAATAGAAGTAGCAGTAGCACCAGCTGCAAAGAATGCAGCAAGAGCAGTAGTACCAGTAAGAGCAGTTAAAAGAGTACTACCAGTGTTTAAAGAACCTCTAACGTGGAAAATTGCATTACCATCAAGACGAGAAGGACCAACATAAGCAAGAGTTACACCTAATGCAGTTGCAGCAGTTCCAACATTAGCAGTAGTTCCTGCGTTAGCTTTGATTAATAATGGAATGTTAGCACCACTTCCAGAAGTTTGACCACCTGCATATACGAAGTCTAAATAAGTTAATACACCCATTGGACCAGGCATTGGTACAACTGGTACTAAGTCAAGACCAATTGTTTGAGCAGCAACTTGCATTGCTAATGGAAGAAGTGTGTGAGCTTTATCACCTGAACCAGCTTCTTGACCTGGGAAACCAGCTTGAGTACCTGGATCTCCAGGGAAACGAGTTGCACCCATACCGTTTACAGCGCCTAATTGAGCTAAGTTATTGTTTTCATACAATTCATGGTAATGACAGTATTTAGACATCCACTCTACTCTAGAACGCTCTTGAATTCCTGTAGTAGACTCAATGATTGGAGCCCATTTACCGAATATTTCTTGTTCGTTAATTAAATACATTTAAAATGTTTTATTTTGTTTTATGTTTTGATTTTACGCTGATGCTTTTTGTGTTTTAGCAGTATTTAGCGTTTAAGTATATATCTAAGTCACCTTAGATTTTTTCGAATTTTATTTAGAAATTGTCCATAATTGAGTATCTCTTGCATCACTCAAAGAGAAAGTTTGATAACATGCCACTACAATTTCGCCATCAGGTAATTCAAAAGCACCAACGGTAGTAGATTCAGAACGATTAGTCCAACTCCAAAAAGCATCGTATTCTCTCATTGATAAAAGAGCTTTAAAGATTGGAGATTTTCCTGGATCTTCTATGTCTTCTTTTACCTTTACAGTTTTAGAACCTAATTTAGATTGAAGTTCAGAGTATAGATCTTTTTGAACTGAATATGGAATTTCATATTCTGATTTCCAATCACCATAAGGCATTTGAGGCCAAACATCTAAGTAATTGGCTTCGTTAATTACTGATTCGTTCAAGAATTCTGAAAATGTTAATAAATTTTTCATTTATGTTGTTTTTTTACTTAGCACAAAAAACTCACCCTTTCAGATGAGTTTTGTGAATATTTGACATTTATTATCTGTTGAATCTTCGTCTTAACTCGGCTTGTACAGTTTCCATATAGTTAGCCGGAGTTTGATATTCTGCAGTTTCATTAACAATTACTGGTGCAGCACCTTCATTTAATGGAGCATCAACTTTAACTGATCTTAAATCTCTGGTAGCCCAGAAATCATCGATTTTATATTGATTATCTAAAACTTTTACAGAAGCTTGAGCCTTAATTGAATTTCTTTGAGATTCATTTAAGTTATTCCAAGAATCTTTGTATTTAGCTGGCATGTTAGTTAACCAATTTGTGATTGGACGGAATGCAATAAATGCAGATTCATATAATCTTTCAGCATCAACCGAACCATAGAATTTATTGTTTTCGAAAACTGCAATAACTTCGTCTTTTTTCTCAGGAGTTAATGCCTCAAATTGATTTCTCTTATTTTCCGATAGGAAATTTAAGAAGTGTAATTTATTAGCATCTACTGATTCATTAACGGTTTTTGCACTTTCTAAGATAGTATTTAATTTATCAGTTAATGTCTTTTGGAAAGCATCTTCTTCATTACCTTCAATTTTATCTACGATAGTTCTTTTTGGATTTGAATGTAATACTAGGTTTTCGTCGATTGATTGAGCACCTTCTAAACCAGTAACTTTACCTTCATTAATTTCTTTAACGATATGATTAAGATAACCTGCAAGATTTTGTGTATTTTCTTTTAAGTACTCAGTATATTCGATGATAGATGAAGTACCTTCAACGATATAATCATTATGAGAAATTACATTATCTAATTGCTCATTCATATGTTGTTGATAAGCCCAACGTGAATTAGATTCATTAGCAAGATATTTACTAAATTCAATATTTTGATCTGCTTTTTCTGCAACTACTTTAGTATATTCAATACCTCTATCGCTCATTTCGGCAACTAATCTAGTATACTCAATTAAGTGGTCAACTGATTCAGAAAGTTTTTCTGAGTAGTTAATTCCTTGATTAGATTTTTCACCAACTAATTCAGCGTAGTTTTTAACTCTTTCAAGGTTTTCAATGATGTAATCATTGTGAGAAATTAAGCCATCAACTGATTCTGCTAGTTTTTCAACATAAGAATTAATTTGATTAACTCTTTTTGCAGTTTCTTCGGTGTAACGTATCAATCCTTCATTAACAGATGAAGAATCTTTAGCTGATGATTCGGTTAAAGACTTTTTAAGATTTTCTACTTCGTTTTTAACATGTTTAGTATATTCGTTAAAATCTTCAACGGTAATGTATTTTTTAGGATCCATTTTGTCGTTTTTTGTTTCGTTTATTGGGTTTGGGGTTGGTTCTTCTTGTTGATAGATTAAAACAGGCATATCAGATTCGCTCAAATCAGACTCTATTTCATAGATCTGTGTTAATGAATCGTTGTCTAATCCAAAAGATTCGTTTACTCTTTTCAATTCGGCATTAGCAAATCCAGGATCTGCAACTAAATCGTAAGTAAACATTTTTTTAATTTTAACATGGCCATTAGATTCAACAACACCGGCAGCTCTAGATGAAATATGAAGAGGTACACCAGCATCTACTAATGCCATTGCTTGTTTTCCGGCATCAGTATTAAGTAATCTGATTCTACCGGTAACTTTTTTGCTAGCTTTATCGTATTGAATGTCTTCAATAATATGTGAAGCATTCTTTAACGATATATCAAAAGATTTAGGGTGGTCAAGTTCTCCAAGAAGTTTATTACCTTTAAGTTTTTCTTGTAAGTCTTGTATGTGTGGCATTAACTCAGCTTCATCGTAAATACGATTATTCTTGTTTCTAATGCCTATTTCGGTGAAAACACCTTCCAACACATATTTATCTCCATCCTTAGAAGATGTAAGATTTCCTTCCGATCTTTCTAATACAAGTAGATATTTATTATTGCTCATTATGGCTTCTATTTTTAGTTATATATCAATGACGTTTGGAAACAATTGAAATTCAATTACATTCCTGTTGCTTCGGCATCCTTTTTGGCTGCTTCTCTTCTTTCTACATCTTCGATGTCTTTTAGTTTCTTGTTAAGACGTAAATCGTCATTAGATAAACCTAAGAATCTTTGTATTAAGAATTCAGAAGCAAAGTATTTTACTTCGTTCATGTTTGCATCAGTATCAACAAGACCATCTTTCATCGAAGTTACGAAGTCTAATCTTTTCTGTAAGATTTCGATTTCTTTCATCTCTTCAAAGATGTTCATTGTGTTATATTTTACACCGATTTGGGCTTTAAATGCATCATCTTCCTTGATTTCAGGGAAGTCTAAACACATTTGAATCCAAAGAGGTTTTGTAAGTATTTCTTGAAAAACTGAACGTAAACGAGTAACAAAACGTCCAAATTTAATCTCGTCTCTAGTCATACCCTCGGCATTCATTTCCCATGAAGGTGGGGATTCCATATCAAAACGAGAAAGTGGAATTTTAGATACTTTAATTAATTTCTCTCTGAAGTATTTAAGAGCATCAGTATCTGAAAGATCTGGACCATCGTTTCCAATAGTCTCAATCGTAGGTTCACCAGCATCACCTGATGGCAACCAATATTCTTTGTTAAATGGCATCATTGCTTTACCATTAACTTTTAATTCACCAGATTCGGTATCAAAATCTATTTGCTCTCGGTAGTTTTGCATTAAAACTCCAAGAGATTGTTTTGCTCTAGTTTTTGATTTACCACCAACCGGAATTACAAATTTAGTTTTAAACGAAGCATTAACAGTAGCCCAAATAACTCGTGAATGTTCCATAATTCTAAGTAAGTTAAAAGAACGAATAAGTCTTTCAACATAAGAAACTCGATTTACAGTATTAACGTTAGCATAAGAGATGTAAATAACTTGAGAATCATAAACAACTCTTTCTTTATTTGGCATACCTTTAAATTGTTTCCAAATTTTCTTACCTTCTTTATCAATTCCAGGTTCAAGATTTATTGGATCTAATTCTTTAAATCCTATAATTCTTGATTGTTCTTTGTCGTAAATTATCTCAAATGCAAGATAACCATCAACTAACCATTTTCTAAAGTAAGACCAAGCGGCAATATCATTATTGAATCCAAAGTATTGATAGATTCTTTTAAAATTAGTATCTAAAGCGATTTTAACTGCTTCTAATGTTGTAGGTTCTAATGTATCATCATCAAAAGATAATGGCATACAAAAGTAATTTTTATCATCATAAACTACACATTCATCACAAAGAGTATCAAGAATATCTTCTATCTCATCTTGGATAGCGAATTTTCTAAGGTCTTCTCTTTTCTTAGGATATGATTTATCAAAGATAGAAATCGATTTACGAAGATTGATGTCAGTCATAGATAGATTAGCAAATAATGCATAATCATCATATTCTCCACCAGCAACATTTCTCGGATCAAGCCTCCAACCATATTGGTCTTCGTTGATACCGATAGCTTTAGAATTCTTCAGCACCATATCATCATACATCATTCCAAAGGAAGATAATGATTTAAGTGCTTTACTGACGATGTTTCTCGAAGCCGGTGTTGGTTTACCGTTTGAGGTTTCATCTCTATTTACAAATCCTGGCATAAGTTTATTATTATGGGTTTAAGTATATATTCGTGTCGAAATGATTACTATGTAAATTTGAATTTATTACTACTTTTTGATTTTTCTCTAGAAATTTTAACTTCCGATGTGTTAGCTTTTTGATATATGATATATTTCTTATAGTCTTCGTAAATACTATTTAAACTTGTCCCAGCAGCATTTATCCTAAGTTCCGGAAAAATTCTAGGCTGATCTAATTTTATTGCTTTATCCCAATCTTCGTAACAAACGCAAACTTTTGGTGAGAGTACTCTAGATGGTATGTATTGTCTTAAAGCAAAAGATAACCCAAACTGATCTAAAGCTACTTTTAATTGATATAAATCTAACATAACTGGACCTTGTTCTTTAGCATTAAAAGATTTACCCTTTATGTTTTTTTCGTAACTAGATTTGTATAAATGCCTAATCTTTTCTACAATATATTTTCTAGCAGCTGGAGGATACCAACTAATGTTAAGGCCTACCATTAGTTTTCCTTTATTTGCTTGAACCATACCTAAACATAAAACAATAGGATGTTTATCCCAATAATCTAATGTAGTTTTTCCTTTAGCATCGTATTTAAAAATATAAATCTTACCAGGTTGAAAATTAGGGTCTCGATCTACTTGTACTCGAGTACTCTTTTTATTATTAGATTCATCAAGAAACCATTGATATGCTGCTTTAGAATCTAAAACCGTCTTTGGTTCTTCCGAACCCATTTTAGATTGAAGGTTCAGTAACTTAATAATGTCTTGTAAAAAATCTAAAACTAAGCTCATGATTTACCGGCAAAAAAATCTTCCGTAACATACATAAATTTCCAACCTCTGGCTTTAGAATAGGCTTCAGCGGCATTCTTTTTACTTAGATTAGTAATCCAAGTTTCATAACTCCATTTATAGGAATTTAATGCCTTAGCGGTTTTTCTAACAGGTAAAGTTGGCTTTAGTAATTGAGCTTTTGGTTTAATTTCTACGATGATAATTTCACCACTAGAAAGCCTCAATATGTAGTCAGGGAAGTATTTATGATATTTGTTGTCCAATGGAAGGAAATAAGGTATTGAAAAAGATTCCGAAGACCAACTAAGTATCTCCGGATTTCTTTCACAATATAAGCAGAATTTCTTTTCCCAAGAAGATCGGTATATGATAGGACCACTTCCTGAATATTTCTTGCATTCATTAATAGGAAAATATCCTTGAATAAACCCTGATTTTTTAGAAGGTTTATTGCCTTTTATTGAATGCATATTTTAATTAGAATTTAGATTTAGCGGTAAACCAATAGATTTCAAATCCACCATATTTCTCACCCATACATAATACATTCATCGTCGAATCAAAAGTTATATAATCATCTGCTTCCGCCTTTGGGAAATCCGTGATTTCCGTACCTCTAAATTTAGATTTCAACGCTTTATATGTGTCATATAAATCATCGTCAAAATTTTCATCGAGACCAAATACATCTTTTGGTTCGGCTCCTAAATGTTTACATATTTCTCTTACTAATTCCTGTAATGGTTTGTCATCGCCTTTCTCATCAATATAAGTTTGAGCATCGAATTCTCCGCTTAATTCAGCGATGGCTTTAGCAACACTTAGTTTACCTTCGTTAATTGTAGAAGAACTAGAAGTTCTTACTAATCTACGAGAGTTTTTTTTAGAGGTAGAAACACCTTCCAAAACTTGTACAAACCCACCTTTAGCGATAACGTCGGCAATTTCAACGTCAGTCATCTGAACGTCATTAGCTTTGTCTTCGCCATTAAATAAGTGAACTCCATCAGTTACACCTGCATAGTACATATCCGTGTTAACATTTCCATCTACCGTGATAACATATTCTTTACCTGGTAACAATTCAGAAACTGATTTTAAAGCTGGACCAGTTGGATCTTGTCCTGTAGTATTTTGTGGGTTGAATCCATCAGCATCAGTAGCTTCTTGAATCTTGTAATGTTCGTTTACGAACTCGTCAAATGATAATAATTTTTTCATTTTTTAATTTATTGTTGTTTTTGTTTTATTTGATAAATTTAGATTTAGCAGTAAAGAAATAACTAATCATTCCATTATCTTCTGCTCTAACTACATTAGATTTTGTAAAATGATTTAAGTCTTCTCCCATACTGAAATCATCGCTTGCAATAGATTTTGTTTCTGGAGTCATTCCGTTATATTCACTATCGATTTCATCAAAAAGCTCGATAAGATCGTCTTCCATTTCTTCTGAGCTTACCATAAAAATTTCAGTTGGTTTTGCTTTAAGAGCTTTAATTATTAAGTCGTATCCGTGATATTCACCTTCTATCTCTGTTATATTCGGTAAATCACTATTTTTAATAGCATCTTTGAAGAATGTTTCTTCATTTAGTGAGTTTAATTTGCTCGATTCATTTATAAATTCAGCAAAAGATAATAAATTTTTCATTTGTTGTTTGTTGTTTTTTATATTTATCCAATGTATGTCGGGTAACTTCCTCCGGATGCAGAATCGGTAGTGTTTCGATATCCTTTAACTTTTGGATTTGAATCTGCAGCCGATACCGGATTCGATGTTCCGGTACCAACCATTTCTGCTTCTTCAACTTCTTCTCCTTCTTTTTTCTTAGGAGGATTTTCTTCTAATTCCTTTTTCAATTCCTTTTGAGCAACTACAGCTTCTGGATTTTGAATCTTTTCAGCTTTATCTCTGATTTTATTCATTTCTTCTTGACTTAATTCGTCTTTAAGAATGAATGTTGAAGGTTTTTCGTTAGTAAATATTTTACTTCTAAAATAATCAAATACAAAAACTAATTTGTCTTGATCGTATACATTAAAAGTTTTAGAAAATGCGTCTTGTTCAAATCTATATTTTTCTAGATTTTCCATTTTCCATGCAGACCACCATTCTGGAGTCATAGCATATACTCGATTTAGATTAGATAGGCTAACGGATTCATTAACAAAATCTGCAAATTTTAAAAGACGATTCATTTTGTTTATTATTTTAAACGGAATAAATACCTTCAGAATCACCATTACCTCCACTTAGAGAAATAGTTCCTTTGTATTTTCCTGGATGTAATTTATTCCATCCTTTTGCATATCCATTTTTTGCTATTTGAGTAAAATATGAAAATGCGTTTTTTGTTTTTTCTGGCTTAAATGATTTCCAGTATTTAAACAAATCCAAAAGGGCAAAAGCTATACAATCTTCTCTGTCCATCGGATCTTCATACGTTAATCGTGTGTTAGCTCGATAGGCAATTAAGATCAGCATTTCTTCTGCCTTCTTGGTTAATTTTTCTTGTTTTAAGGAAATGCATATTTCCTCGTAGAGTTCTTTTGGTTTTACGTAAATTGACATTGATTTGAGGTTTTAAAATTTAACGTCTAAAAACTTTCTTTCAATTAACTCCTTTTTACCTGTCGGAAGAACGATTTCGACTTTATCAGAATTTCCACTTTTAGTGTATTGTAAAGCATTAACTTTAACCACATCTCCTTTTTTATAATTTTTAAAAGGAGATGTAATCGAAGCGTTTACGTATTCATCTGATTTTGATTCATTCAACCATTCATCAAATGTAGATAGTTTCATATTAGAATATGTTTTTAGCAGCAAGTGATTTGTCCGCTTTTAATTAAGTCGGTCACCTCTATCTCAGTCATATGCAAAGGTTGTGCATTAGTTTCAAGACCTTTCTGATTGAATATATAAGCTCCACCAGTTTCACCTACAAATATGTAACCTGCAACACCTTTAACAGTATATTCTTTACCTGCGGTTAAATCAGTAATTGATTGTACTGGAATATTTCCAGGAACTGCAGTTTCTCCAGCTTTAGGTAAGAAAGGAGTTTCAACACCTTCAACAACTTCTCCTTTTAATTTAGCAAGAATTACGTTTTGTTCTTTGATTTGTGATTCTAATAAAGATTTTGCTTGATCGATAAACTCAGATTTCCCTAAAGTTCTTTCTGCAGCATCAATATCAGCAAGTTTTTCGATGATAAATTTGATTCTACCTTCAACTTTTCCAAGTTCAGCATTTTTTCTAGAAATTTCAGCCTTTTCGTTTTCAACTAAATGAGATAATGATTCAGTTATATCGTAGTTCATAAAATCTTTTACCATTTCAACTGCTTCATTAGCAGAAGAAGCTTCAACAAGAGAATTTTCTTTCATTCCTTTGTTTATCTTTTGTACAAATACTCTATCTTCAACATTGAAGATAGAAACTGAAAGACCTTCAAAAACCGAAGATGATACTTTATAACCAAAGTCAAGTTCTTTAACTTTAGCACCTTCATTTACTGCTCTTTGAATAAGAGCAAGTTTATCTTGCTCATTAAATCTAACAAATCCAGAAGTAACTAATTGAGTAGCAAGTGAAGTAGATTCAACAAGTTTACCATTAAGAGTAACTTTAGGTTGTTCACCAAATGTAATATCTAATACTGAGTTAGGATTAGGGTACATTCTCATTTGATTATCTCCAAATTTAGCAGATTCAGTAATCTTAACTAAAGAATTAAAATCGTTATTACCAGCAAAAGCAGATTCAGAAATTGTATTTCCTTTAATTTCTAAGAATTTACCAGAAGAGTAAAAAGCAAAAGTATTTTCATCAATAGTTTCGATTGGTGAATATATTTTTTGAACTTTAAAATTAGGGTTTTGTCCATTTACTGCACCTTTTTGCGCTGAACAATACTCATAAAGTCTTTTAACAATAGGAATCCAAACTTCAGTTTCTAAACCTTCAACTACAGCAAATGTAGGATTTTCAGCATTAGAAGCTTCTCTAAGAGAATTAATTGCTTTTGTGTAATAAGATTTGTTTCTATCTAATTCTAAGTCTCTAATTATAGACTCAATAAGAATATAAGTTTGATTAGCTTTAATAAATTCTTGACCTTCAGTAATGAAAGTTTTGATTTGTGGCATCCAAGAATAAGCATTTAATTCTTTGATCGCTGACTCAAGAATAGCAATTCTACCTAAAAGGTAAGAATCTGCGATTTGAGTTTTAGCTTCCGATAAAGTTGAAGCAGTAGCAATATGTTTAGCTCTGTTTTGTTCAACACCTTTACCGATTAATTCAGCATAAGCATCTTTAGCAGAAACCGAACCTTCAGCAATTTCTAATGAAGCTATGTTACCGTAGTGTCTTTCAACAATCAATTTCGATGTATTGTTTCTGTCGATACTTTCAAGTAATTCAGAGAATTTAGCTTTAAGAGATGCAGAATCAAAGGTAGTTTTTAATTTTGACATGTTTTTATATTGGTTTTTTTGTATTTTATTATTTATACACAGCACATGTAATAGATTTACCATATAGTGGTATTAATGCCTCCATGTGTGCAGATTCAATGTAATCAACCATAGTACCAGTAAATAATGGTCTACCGGTTTGATCGTGACTGAAATGTCCTTGAGTTCCTATTTGCCATAATGGATTAGAACCTGAAGTAATTACTGCTCTGTATTTTTCGTCTCCATTAGTTTTCCAAATTTCAATAGTACCAGCACCATTAGTTTTTACGTTGAAGTACTTATTTTCACCTGAAGTAAGATTTAAACTACCACAAGGTAAAATAGCACAACCACCACCTCTATAACCACTACTAAATTGTCTAGTAGTTTTGAATTGTTCAGAAGAAGGTCTTTTTGAGCCAGGTAAAACGTTGATGGAATTCATCGATTTATCAACATCCATTCCTAATGAACCAGCTCGATCAAAGAATACCTTTGTTACTGGATGATCTGATCCGAGAATTTGATCTGCGGCAACACCTCTATCGAATGCTTTATTTTTGTCTGTAATTAACTTACACATTGTGTTAGCTAACATTAACATTTTAGATTCATCTCCTTTAGATTTTGTAACAATATCATTAATTCGTTGTAAGTCTTTTTGAGTAGCTTCAAGAATTAAAGACTCTAAAATAAAATCTTCGTATGTTTGTAAATTTTTCATGTTATTTAGCAGCTCCTACTCCTTTAAGGTTAGGATATCTTTTTAAAACTGATGCAACTACTTGTTTTTTTAAGTCTGCATATTGTGGCCATGTAGCCCAAACTAATGCAGTTTTTGCATGTTTCTCATCATGTATTGGCCAAGATTTACGATCAGGAAATACAAAATCGGTAGGTTTCAATTTGTCCTTTTCAGTTTGTGATAATTTCTCAAGAACTGTATGATATTCTAAAACCGATTCTAAAACTTCATCTTCCAATCCAGTCATATCAAATCCCATCGATTCAGAAAGAATCTTTTTGATTTTTTCCATTTTCTGTGCATCTTTTAACGCATCTTTTAACGCATCAATTTTTGCAGTATCTTCAGAACTTTCTGCTTCAGGTTTTTCTTCACCTTCTTTAGATTTTTCTTCATCATCTTTAAGTTTATCTAAAGCTTGTTTAACTCCGTCATCAGTTTTTGCTTTTGATGGGTCAATTCCTTTAGCTAAATCTTTTGTGTCAGCTTTAAGGATATCGTCCTCTTCTTCATAGAGACCACCTTTAGATTCTTGTATGAAATCGATATCTTCAACATCAAATTCGTAATCAGAACCATCTTGAGTATATCCGGTAAATTGAGTTCC